CGCCATCAACTATGCGGTGTGCCCATTCAAGCCCTGCATTAAAACCTTTCCAGTATTCTAATTCACTTTGCACCGATGGCATTTCAATACCAACATGTGCTGACTCAATCTTCTTATGGATTCTTGTACGCCAAATAGAAAGAATACTTTCACCGTACTTAAGGCAACATGTATCACGCTTATCCATCAAGACCAGCCTCCCTTGCCAACATGAATACTTCCTCACTTAAGTCATCAAGTGTGCTGTCATTATAGATAACATGCTTGAACATAAAATTATCCATTGCGGTTTCACTCTTGTGTGCATTAACTGGTGTGTGGTTGTGTCTGTTAATGCGCCACACATCACCACTGCGGGCAGCAATTGCACGCGCCTCATTAGGAAAGCGTACATCGGGCATGACTATCCGCTCGTGTCCTTCTGCGTCTGCTTGTTTAAATGCTTGGTCAATCCAAAATGTTTCGCCGAATAATCCACGACCAACATCTGTGCCCATTACTTGTAGCAACCTGCGCACATCGGGGTATCGTAGGTAGTCACCCTTGTTACCGCGCATTGTCTTTGCTAATTCCCAGCCGTGCTTGTCAATGACTTCAACCAAACTAACTGGCTCATAGAAATCTAAATCCATTATCGTAGGATTGAGTGTGTAAACTGCATCGCGGATAGGTGAAGCAAAAGAAACTCTTTGAAAGCCATAGTTGTGTATCAACAATTCAGCCACGGTATCTTTACCTGACTGCGCATACCCACTTAAACCGATAATCATTTATCCCTGTATCCAATCTGTTTACGCTTAAACCAAACTATCTTATCACCAATGGCGTAGACATAGTAACCAATGTCGTTAATTAAAATGCCCAAGTACACCAATGGAAACCCCAACCAGTTCCAAGGCTTAGCCCACTGGTACTTAGGTCTAATCATTGTCGGGTCTTTTGTACTTGCGGTTGTTCCATTTAGGTTGTTCCCCGCCTAGTCTTTCTTGTAACTTTGTAAGCGCACGACTAACCCTTTTACGAATAGCCTCATCACTAACGGAATACTCGATAGCCAATGCATCTATGTCTGTTCCCCCATCTGCGAACCTGCGTTGCAATAATAACTTGTCTTGTTCGTTTAGTTTATTAAGACCGAAAGATAAATCAGAAAGCATAGCCTCACGATTCATTCCTTCACTTGGTTTACTTGACTTACTAATGTACTCACTGTCACTGGGCGTAGATGACTGCACCCATTGGGTGTAACGCCACACATCTTTAAGTAACTCTTGAAGAATTTCATGCGTGTAATAGAACGAGTCACTGGGCGAGGACTTAGATTTCTGTGCCCGTTCCTTTGCTGCGTACTTCTGTGACTCATTGTTAAAGGTGCGCTTGAGTTTAAATACCAGCGAATCTTGTCCTTCCCACTCTACAATCTTGTGCCAGTGCTCCAGCGCCCACAAATTCAGGTGCTGGAACACATCATCGGTTGTTACTAAATGGCGATGTATACGCACACAACGGGTAGCAGAATAGCGAGCCACCTTGTACACATCATTCCAAAGTTCATCGGTATTTCTATCAGGCATTTTTTAATTTCCTCGTTGCTGTTAGTAAATCTTCTATAGTAATGAGGAAGCCCTTGCTTTTGTTAGGAGGAATGTCGCATGTAATCTCACGACCAAACTCTTTAATTGCATAATGCACATGGCTTGTTGGCACCATGATTACTGACTTCTCTAATACAAAAGCCCAATACTCTGCCTCGGTAACCATTAAACCCGATGGCTCCCAAGACTTAGACTTGTTAAAGAAACACTCAACTTCTATGTAAATGTTGTTAGTGATAAACCATTTACGGTCACGCTTAACTTCGATACGCTTGCCTTCGGTTAGTAATTCTTCTACTAACTTCTCGCCTTTCCTACCGTATCCAAAGTCCAAATCAAATGCTGAATTTTTAACCATAGTTTCATACGCCCGCTCGCTTACGCAGTCCGTCTGCCCCTTCTGTTAGGTAGACATCGTTGACATCCTGACCCTCAGGCATGAACACGGGAAACACATTGTCTAGTTCTCGACTTAGATTTTTAGCCATCTCTCTGCCAGCGTTGTCACCATCGCATAACAGAATTACCTTTGACCAGTCTGCAAGTACACGATTGTAAAAAGATTTCCAGTTGTTAGCCCCAGGCAAACCAACTGCATTGAAGCCTGCTTGCGTAGCAACCACTGTGTCTAACTCACCTTCACAGATGGCAAGGAAATCAGAATCCTGACTTAAGGCATTGATGTTAAAGATGTGAGTAGTTGCCCCTGGTCTGCTCATGTATTTCGGACCACTATCGGTACTTAAACTACGAAAGCGAATGTCAATGACACCCGATGGCGTGAGGTAAGGGATTGCTAACTTACCTTGATAGGGTTCGTGTCCAATCTCAGGTTCTTTTACGAAGCCGAGGCGAAACATACGAGCCGTCTGTTCCGTGATACCTCTGCTCGTTAGATACGGAACTATTTCTGTAAGATTGCGTTCGTAATTCTCCGTTGCTCTCGCCAGTAATTCTTTCTGCGATTTGCTTAGCCTCACCAAAGTTCACTCCTTCTTTCTTCATGATGATGGAGTACACATCGCCTGCCATGTCGCAACCGAAGCATCTGAACCCACCGTTTTCTGTATTAAGACGAGCAGACTTAACCCTATCACCATGAAAAGCACAGCGCAGCGTAAACCAACCCCGTTTATCATTGGGTATCTCAAACCCGTAATGCTCAAGAACTTTTACAATGTCATGCTTAGAGTTTTGCAAGAACATCACTCAGCCTTTGCACCACATAGGCATCTTCGATACCTTTGTTAGAAGCCTTGATAATAACCAATGGCGTAGGTGCAATGGCTAAGTTCTTAGCCTTACGGTAGTTCTCGGACTCAACTTGTGACTCTCGTATCCACCCTGACAAATCAATCTTGCCATCTCTGCGTGGAGCCTTGGCTTCAATCACATAAATGTCATTGGTTGCTGGTAAAAATACATCACCAATGTCATTGCGCCCTGCGCGGGGCAGGCGCTGGGCATTTAAACCCTGTTGCATTAGCCAGTCTGCTAACTCAATCTCAAAGGCTGCACCTCTGCGCTTGTTACTCTTTTGTTGGGTTACCATCAACCTTCTCCTTCTCTTGGCGTTCTGCTGCTTGTGCTGCCTGCCAGTACAATGCGTAATAGTTATCATCGAAAGCAAAACGCTTCATGTGTTTAACACGAGCGCCTGTGTGAGCATAAACTTCTACGCCTGCTGCCTTTAACTTTCTAAAGAACACAATGTCCTCGCCAATAAACTTCTCGGCAACGCCTTCTATCTCAGCAAACATAGACTGGTCAGGAAACTTCTCTCTTAAGACAGGAACTACGCTGCGATGCATGAGAGTAAGACCCAAGCCAGCGTTGTCTACCTTAAGAATCTCACTGGCTGGCAGTGGGTGAACATACCTAATCTGAAACTCATCACCTGTTTCATTAAAGAGCGCAGGCATAGGTTGCATGAGTGAGGATTCTGTTTGCTTTGAAATGAAATAGACACCGCTAACTACTGGTCGCATCACCTTGTCCGATGCTTTCCACAGCATGTCAAGTACATCAGTGGTAAGCACAATGTCAGAGTCAACCCATAACAACCAGTCAGTCTTTACATTGTCATACCACATGTCGAGCAGGGCTTGGCGTTGTCTGCCAATCTGATTGCCCTGCACACGAATAGCGTTATCAACATGAAGATTCTTGGTATGTGCCATGATGGTGGTATACATCAGACCTTCGGCAAACTTACCGTCAACCATGCCATTGTCACACCAACCGATAGTTAAAGTTTCTTTACTACTGTGCGCCATTCATTTCCCCCTCGGCTTCATCAAGAACATTCAATGCGTTCTCGCCCATCTCTATAAAAGATTGAGCCATGTTATCTAGTTGCATTGCAATTTCTTGAACGCAATCTTCACCATGACCCTCACCTAGATGGTTAGCAAGTTGGCTCACATAGTCAGCAAACTGCATAGCCTCTAACCAAATCTGATGCGGGTCAGAAATCTTTCTTGCTACATCTTCAATGCGTTCTATTACCTGAGGCAAGTCACTCCGTAGAGTTTCCCTCAACTCCATCGGTAGGTGCATGCTGCTGAGCATCTTCTCCATCTGCTGCGGGGTTACCGATAGCACCTGTTCTAAGGTACTCCTCGTATTCTTCTTCCGAGATGTCTTTGAACTGACCAGTTTCCTGATTTTGCCAAACAATTGCCCTCCAACCAACGATGTATGTAAGTGACTTAGGCATCAGCATTAACTGTGCCTTAATGTCCGAGAGCAATGGGGCAGTGGATACTGCAACTTCATCTTGGACTTTATCTGCTGGTATCTCGCCAGCATTTTCAACTATCTTAATTTCCCAATCACCATAACGAACTGTCATCTTTTTAACTTTGCCCTTTCAAAATCCAGTATGTCTAGAACTTCGCGCTCGTACTGCTGGCAGCATCTGTTGTTGCCCACTTTCATAATGCGAACTTCATCTTCAATCTTGTCCAGTAGTTCTTTCATCTGTATCCCTATTGTTTTATCCATGAGTAATCCTAATTGAATAGTGACATTGCTTCGTGTGAAACAACATCTAACACTTGCATTGAGGCTGGTTCATAAGATAACCACACTGGTGTACCACCCGTTGCATCTGCTGGACCATAGCGATTCTTAACTGCGCACACACCCATTGTAGAAATCTGATTGTGAACTGTAAGAATAAGTGAAGGGGTCTGCGCAACCTTTCCATGAAGTGCCTTCTGTGGAGGGCATGGATTTCCTGGAACGCCTTCGCTGGTGTGGTGACACACAACTACTGCTGCTCCAGTTTCTCTAGCCCACCACTTAAGTTCCTTCATCAAAGTACGCAGCCCACCCCACTCGTCGGCATTCTCCATAGTTACATCAACAGCGTTATCAAGAATGATAAGACGAACATCTTCACCAAGGCGTTCACGAACAGCAAGGACTGAATCCTCAATGTCTTTAAGCGTTGGTGATGAATCAAACTCCCACATGATGTGGTCAGCAGGCTTGAGCATTTGTGCTGCCCAATCCCTATCTGCTTCCATCAAA